CGGCAAAACGTGATCGACTGGTTTCAGATGACCATGGAAAGCCGACGCAACACGCCGGACACGCCGATCATCGTAATCATGCAGCGGCTACATGAGGAAGACTTGAGTGGGTGGCTCCTAGCTGGCGGCAACGGCGAGGAATGGGAGCATCTAAAAATCCCGGCGCTGACCGAGGATGAACAATCATTCTGGCCTGAACAGTTTCCGATTGAAATGTTGCAACGCCAAGAACACGCCAGCAGATACGTCTTTGCTGGGCAGTACATGCAAGATCCGGTGCCGCGCGGCGGGGCAATGTTCCAGCGCGATTGGTTCAGTATCGTGCCAGCAGCACCAGCCGGGTGCCGATGGGTACGGGGCTGGGATTTAGCCGGTTCAGAGGGCCGCGACAGCGCCTATACGGCGGGCATCCTGATGGGCCGGTCACATGATGGGCGTTACTTCATAGCAGACGCCACACGCGCTCAGGTAACGGGCGCGGGGGTTGAGCGGCTGATAGTCAACACGGCAGGGCAGGACGCGGCGGAGCACCCCGGCGTTCGCGGCTCAATACCTCAAGACCCTGGAAGCGCGGGCAAGTCATGGGCTCAGCATCTGATAAAACAGATCGCGCCGCACAATTACCGGGCGTCGACGGAGACTGGCGAAAAGGCAACGCGGGCCGAGGGGCTATCTGCGCAGGCCGAGGGCGGCAATGTCTATCTGGTTAGCGGCGACTGGAACAAAGCGTTTCTTGACGAGATCACCACGTTTCCCGTCGGGAAGTGGAAAGACCAAGTGGACGCCGCGTCGCGCGCGTTTTCGGAATTGGCAGAGACACCACCGCAAACCGCAATGTTGCTAAAGAGTAGGCACAGATGATGAACCCCAAGGATATCATCGCCAACGCGACGCAACGCAGCTTGTCAAAGATGTTCCCAGGCTACTACGGCAGCGCCAAGCACGACCACTATGCAGACTACGGATATCCCACCACGCTGGTGTTTGAGCACTTCCATCGCATGTATAAGCGGAACGGGCTTGCCAAGGCGGGCATCAACCAGACCGTTTTGAAAACATGGCAGGACAACCCGCAAATTTGGGAAACCAAAGAGGCGAATGAAACGCCTCTTGAAATGGAAATCCGGCAGCGGTTTGATGACTTGCGCATCTGGCAGCGCGTTGCGGATGCTGACCGCCGGTCACTGGTCGGCGGCTATTCCGGTATCATCCTGCGCCTCGCTGACAGCAAGCGGTTCAAAGAGCCTGTGGATCGCGTCGGGGGCGGCCTAGACGGCCTAGTCGAAATCATCCCGGCATGGGCTGGACAGCTGGAAGTTTCATCGTGGGATACCGACGAGCTTTCGGTGGACTACGGTCAGCCCAAGATGTTCAGCTTCAACGAGGCGGCAGTAGGCAACGACGTAAACAAAAACCGCTCTTTTGAGGTTCACCCCGACCGCGTTATCGTTTGGTCAGAAGACGGCACCGTTCATCCCGACAGCGCGCTTGAGGCAGGGTACAACGATCTGCTCGACCTGCAAAAAATCAGTGGCGCTGGCGGCGAGGGATTTTGGAAAAACGCCAAGCGCGGCCTGACGTTTGAAATTGATAAAGAAGCCCAGTTGCAGGCAATGGCCGATTCAATGGGAGTCGATCTAACCGAGGTCGCCGATAAGATTGGCGAGACTGCGGACGAATTTAACAAGGGCTTTGACAGCTCCATGCTATTGCAGGGGATGAAGGTCAGCACCCTTGCCGTCACCCTGCCGTCTCCTGAACATTTCCACGCCGTTTCGCTGATGGGATTTGCGGCATCCATCCCGATCCCCGCCAAGGTTCTGGTCGGATCGCAGACGGGCGAACGCGCCAGCACCGAAGACAACAACACCTGGTCGAAAACAAACATGGCACGCCGATCTGGCACCGTCATTCCCACACTGCACGTTTTCATCAATCGACTTGAGCAGTTCGGCATTCTGCCCGAGCGCGACTGGCATATCGAATGGTCAGACCTGACCGAAAACACCGCGTCCGAAAAGGCCGATCTGGCTAACAAGATGGCGGACACTAACGCCAAGATGGCCGCTGAGCCGGTTTATACCGTCGGCGAAATCCGCATGGTCACGGGCCACGAAGGCGACGGCCCGGATCAAATTGAGGATGATGAGATATGAAGCAAGTACGCGTAAACGTCACCACGGCGGCGAACATGGCCGCTATCCGCCATGAAAAGCGCAACGGGCGGGACGTTATCATTGTTCCGTCGGCAACGCTTCCTGACGGCATCATTATGAACAAAATCAAATATCCGGCTGACGAAATCGAAAAGGGGTTTATGACCCTAAACGATACGCTGGCCCCATTTGGACACCCAAGGGTCAACGGCGATTTTGTATCGGCCTCTCACCCGGACGGCCTCGCCATTTCCTACATCGGCGCGCACAATATCAACGTGCGCCGCGAGAATGGCCGCGTTCTGATCGACAAGATTATCGACGTGGAGGTCGCGAGCCAGAGCCCCAACGGCAAGGCAGTGATAGAGGCTATCAACGCAGGTAAGCCCGTCCACACGTCCACGGGCCTTCTGTGCAGCCTGGACAGCCCGGACGGGGAAGACCATGAACACATCGCCCGCAATATGTATTTCGACCACGACGCGATCCTCTTGAATGAGGAAGGCGCGGCCACCCCAGATCAGGGCGTTGGCATGATGGTGAATGCCAAGGGTGAGCATATCGACGTAATAAACTCGACGCTGGAAGACAGCGATCGGGAATTGGATTGGGCGGTTGACCACTTAGCCCGAGCGATGGAGCGGCGCGAACGTGTGCCGATGCTTAATCGAATGAAAACCGCACTACTAGAGGCGTTCTCGCCAGCGCGGGAACCACAACAACCCCATGAAAGGGATTTGAACATGGACAAGGAACAGTTCGACGCGCTGTCCGGCAAGGTGAACGCCCTGACCGAAACAGCAGTCACGAAAGAAGACCTGAAGAACGCAATGGCAGAGGCAATGAAGCCGCTGATCGACGCACAGGTCGAAATGACAGCCAACGCCAAGGCCAAGGATGAAGCCGAGCTTGCAGGCTATGTTGCCGCAATCGTCAAGGCCAACATTCTTGACGCTGAGTCCGCCGGTGAGCTGACAATTAACGCAGCCCGTAAGCTGGCCGAAAAAGCCAAGCCGGGAACTGCAACAAACCTCAACGCCGCGCTTGGTGACGCGCCCGCTGACGAGTTCGCGGACGTGGACCTCAACACAAACATGAAGGTGGCATAATCATGGCAGGCAACGTCATTTATCGCGGCCCGGTTAATTCCGAAGCTGAATCTGTTTCCGACAAAAAAGTCGCGGGGGCATACCTTCCGGGGATATTGGTGACTGAGAGCGCCACAGAATTCACCATGGCAACAGCGGCAGACATTGAAGGCGATCTGCTCATTTTGTCGAACCGAAATTTCTTTGAGCAGTCTGTCGCAACGGCGTATGCCGATGAAGATACGGGCGTCGCTTTTCGCCCTCGCGTCGGTGAGATCTACCAAGTGCGCCTTGCCAATGCGACGTACGCAAAAGGCGCGAACCTGACTATCGGCGCGGATGGCCGCCTCATCGCATCGGGCGTATCGGAGCGGGTTTTCGCAACCTTCGACGACGTGCCAGGCGCATATTCGGCAGGCACCCTTGCCGACGTTCGCATCGCCAACAACTTCGTCACAGCCGCATCGTAAGGAGCGCAAACAATGCTATTGTATACAAGTGAACAACAGCGTGCGGTTCTTGCGAACCGTCGTAACTGGAACGCCTCGCAGGTGGCGCTTGCCGCTTCTATTGGCAGTGATGCGATGGTCGGCAACGCCGCCCCGCTGCCCAAGGATGTCTGGGGCGCATGGGACCGCGAAGGGGTTGAGATTCAGCGTGACCTGCAGCCCGTGTTCAATGATCTGGCGGCAACGCTTTCGATGCCAATGGCAATCGGTAAGCTGGTCCACCACTTCCAGACGATCAGCGACAGCGGCAATGTCAACGTGTCTCTTGACGGCAGGTCCAAGGCGCGCACAGATCAGCCGGTCTATGCTTACCACGGCACGCCGATCCCGATCATTGACAGCTCGTTTAGCTACGGCTGGCGGCAGGTTGAGGCGGCTCGCACTGAGGGGTTCAATCTGGACGCCGCAGGTCGAGCCAACAGCCAGCGCAAGATTGCCGAAAAGGCCGAAAGCGCTGTTCTGAATGGCTACGCCGGAATCGAAGTTAACGGGGAGCAATCTTACGGACTGCGCACGCACCCCAAGCGCTCCACCCGCACGACTGCGCAGGCGCTTATCACGGCCACGGGTGCCGAGTGGGTTGCAAACGTCGTAGCAACTCTCAAGCTGCTGCACGCGAAGAACTTCAAGGTGCCCGCGACGCTCTACGTCAACTTTGATGATTGGTTCTATGCCAACTCAACCGACTTCAAAGCGAACGGCGACAAGACAATCGCCCAACGTGTTTTGGAAATTGCGAACCTCGGCCAGGTCATCCCTGCCGACAGCATCGCCGCTGGTGAGATCATCGCCGTTGTGAAGCGCCGTGAGGTCATTCAAGTGCTGAACAGTATGCCAATGACCACCCGCGCGCAGTTTCGCGCAAACCCCGAGGACGATTACAACTTTTCGGTGATGATGGCCGCTGCTGTTGAAATCAAGTTCGACGCAGAAGACAACTGCGGCGTGGCGCACTCGACACTTGCCTAATCTTCTTGAGGGGCTGGCATTGCTGGCCCCTTTACTAAGATTAACCAAGCAAAGGAAATAGCCATGAAAGCGGAAATTACAGAAAAAGGCGTCTTTAACGCCGCTGGTAATGAAGTTGGTGTTGGTGAAGTGATCGATATTACTGGCGACACACTGCCCGCCGCTTTGGTCGGAAAGGCGCGCATCATCAAAGCCAAGCCAAAGCAAGCGAAGACAATGATCGTCAACCCTGCAGAGGGCGCCGTAAACGAGGGCGCGCCACAGATGCCTGGCGGACCAGCGCCGAAGTCGAAATAATGACCGCAACTATCGCCGGATGGATTGCATACGCCACCGCCGCTGGCGATACGGTTGCGGATGATGCCGCCAGCGCGTCGGCATTGGTGCGCGGGCAAAGGCACGTCACACGCAGCTATGTGAATTACTTTATGTCCCCCTATGGTGCGACAAGCGACGGGGTTGATGATGCTGTGTATGAAGCGGCAACACTTGAGCTAGCAACGCCTGGCTTTTGGTCGCAGACATTTACGCCAGATCAGCAAAAAGCGTTGACCAAAGTTGACGCGATCCAGTGGACGTTGCGCGATAGTGGACTGCAAGGTGCGGCGGCGGCGACCCCGGTCAGCACAGTCATTGATGCTCTGTTGCGCCGATATATGCGGACCTACATCGGAGCCTATAAAGTATGAGCGAAGACTGGAACGCCGTCGCAACAGATATAAACGCTGCGTTGGCGGAAGTCGGCACGATCGGCATTATCAAGCGCAAGGGCGCCAAGACCGGACCAGACAACAAGCCTGTATATGGCCCTGAAGTCACACATAATTTCAATGTTGTTCTAGGCACCTTCAGCAACAAAGAACGCGAAGGCACGGCTATTTTGGCGACCGACATTAAAATCATGGCAGGGGTTGGCGCTGTGGTTCCAGCGGTATCAGACAGAATTAGTGTTCAGGGCCTTGATTATCAGATATACGGCGTGCAACCGCCTAAGCCGGGCGGCATTGATCTGATGTATGAAATATGGGCAAGGGCGTGACACGCACCATCTACGATGATTACCCCGAGGCCTGCGCCGCCCTAGAGCGCGCGGCATTTGAGCAGGGCGCACTGATGGCAATGGCTTGGCTGGTCGCGTTCTATGCCATGAAAAACGCCCGATAAACCACACGAAAATTCAACCCACAGGCCCCGCAAGCGGGGTCGTTTCGCATGGAAGGAGCCAACCCATGAGCCACGAAGCAAACAAGCTCATCGCGTCGGCAAAGATGGACGCCTTATATCAAGCGGCTAAGGCCTCTATGCCCGATGAAGTACGCAGGGCTGACCTATTCGCTACGGTTCGCAAGGTTCATTACGATGCTTCAATGCGCGCAGGGTTTACTGCCGACGAGGCATTGCAGCTCTGCATGATGCGCGAGTAGCTTAAATGGCACGTCGCAAAACCCTCCTAGACCTGCTGGACGAACTGGAACCAAGCGTTCGCAAGGCGTTTGACCAAGCCCTCGCCAACATTCGCAGCGACGTGCAAATCGCCGCGCTAGAGGCCGCAATTCGCGCTGGCAACGTAGGGGCCGCACTGGCCGCTATCGGGCTTGGGGCAAGCTATTTCAGGCCGCTGGATGAAGCGCTGAGGGCCGCGCACCTCGTGGGCGGCGACTTCACGATTGATGCTGTCAAAGCGGCAGGCGCGCGGCAGGGCGTCAAGGTGACAGGGCGCTTCGACAGCCGCAACCTTCGCGCCGAGGCAATCCTGCGCCAGTTTTCGAGCGATAAGATCGTAGAGATCACCACCAGCACTGTTGAAGCGGTGCGCGAAGCACTGACGGACGCCATCACGCGAGGGACGTCACCACGGGCAGCGGCGCTGGATCTGGTGGGCCGCGTTGGCCCCGGCGGCGTGCGCACGGGCGGAATTGTTGGGTTGGACAGCCAGAAGGCAGCGTTTGTTCGCAACATGGCCGATGATCTGCGCAATCTGGATGCAGGATACTTCAGCCGCAAGCTGCGCGACAAGCGGTTCGACGGTCTGGTGCGTCGGGCAATCAAAGCGGGCAAGCCGGTATCTGCGGCAGACATATCCCGGATCACGGCGCGCTACACCGGGCGGCTGCAAAGGCTGCGTGGCGAAACAATCGCACGAACCGAACTGCTCGGCAGCCTTCACGCGGCACAGGCTGAGGGATTGCAACAAATGCAGGACAGCGGGCAAATAGCGCCGGGGGCCATCACACGAGAATGGGATTCCGCTGGCGACAGCGCAACGCGCGACAGTCACCGCGCAGCAGATGGGCAGATACGCCAGCAAGGCGAGGCGTTTGATATTGGCGGCTTCGCAATGATGTATCCTGGCGATCAGTCCGCGCCCGCGTCTGAGGTGGTGAATTGCCGCTGTGTGGTGAGGCCTCGCGTTGACTTTATCAAGGGCTTGGCCGAGCGCCTGACGCCGGAAGAACTGGCGCAAACAAGGGCGCTGATGTGACCACGTACAGTTTCGCTGACCTTCCGAAGTGGGTCACTAAGACCGAAAAGGTTATGGACGCGGTAGTTTCGCAAGCCACAAATGACTTGGTGGCTGACATCAAAATCGTGCCGGGCATCAATCGCGGTGGCAGTCGGGTCAAAGGCACGATCCCGCGCGACTTAAACGCCCTGGCTTCGTCGCTACAGTCGAGCCTGAACGGCAGCACGGCAATCTCTGGCGCGACCAGCTTCGCCTTTGTCGCAGGGCAAATGACGGCAGGCGACACGGCAAGGTTTGCATGGGGTGGCAAGGGCAGCGGCGCTGAATACGCCGAGGCGGTCCACTACGGCGCAAACGGCGTGCCCGGCACGTACTGGATCGATGTCGCGGCAGCGGGTTGGCAGGGCTACGTCAAGGGCGCCGTCAGAAAAGCAAGGGCGGAACTGGGATGAAGCGCAGCGACATAAACAACGCACTCACGGGGCGACTTGCGGCGGGTGGCACGGGCCTGCTCGGCACTTGGCCTGCATATGAGCCGCAAGGCGCAATGGCCCGCCCATATTTTGAGGTTTTATTCCCCTCGCAGACCCGCACCGGCCCGATGCTGTCGGCTGATGTGATCCAGGAAACGGGGGTGATGGCCGTCGTGGTGGTGGTCGAGTTTGGCGACGGCGACGATGCAGCCAATGACTATGC